AAGTCCATTCTGTTGTGTCATAATCAATTAATGGTGTGCCATGTCCTACGTCTACAGCAAAGTCTTTGTACTCAGTTAAACCATATGGGAATTCTTTATTGCCACCTGTGTTTTCACGCCATAAAGCACTATGTACTAAGTGAATTTTATCTAGTTTCTTATCGGTTTCTACTTCCCATTCAGTTACTTCTGTCCTGGTTCTTCTTACTGTATACCTATACCATTTGTCATCTACAGACTTACCATTAATACTAACTAGCTTGTCTGGTTTATCGCTTATTACTTTACCCATATTAACTCCATTCGTTTACTATGTTGTTGAATGTATCACCTGTACAATTTATATCTCTTTCTATACCAAGATAAAAACCCACATCTAGTTCTTGTAACTCATTGACATCTACATATCCATACTCACCATCAGATATTTTGGCCCAACCATATGCTCTACCATTGTCATCCATACTGAATAGAAACCATGTGCCTGCACCAACTGGGTTGAATAACTTAACGACTGCTTGACGTTCAGCAATAGAAAAAGAATCATCACCTCTTGCCTCTGATTCGTCCATCATTGCTTGATTAGCTTTGAGCTTACGCTCTATTTCTTTTGTGATTAATTGCATGACTACACCTCTTTAGTTATGCTCTGACTGCCATGACATACAACAGTATGAGAGCGATTAATAATAATATTTGGTCCATCTATACCTCCGTAAAAAAAATGTAGGGTACAATCTGGTGGACTCCAGTAGTTTAAAGACATTCTGCATTATCTCTGTCCCAAATAATATCTTGTACTATTGGTAATGCTAGTCTCCCTACACCTATACCTAGTAGGATTCAAACCTACACTCAGTAATTCTTGCTTTTTTATTTTAGAGAAAGCTAACTCTATCCTAATGAAACCGTTCTGCAATAATGTAACTGTTCTATTAAATTTACTCTATCTGTTCTACAATGTCAATATATATATTTGGTTTTTTGATCGAGAAACCTAACTCGTAGAGGAACTTTACCCTGATATCATTACCTCAGTTTGAACAGCATCATTGAGCTTTATGTCTGTTTGTCCTTTTGCTCTGCCAATGCCCTCGCATATATAATAAAAATCTGTTGCACATATATATTTTCTTTCCATCATTGCTGTAAGTTTTACATATCTAGCTAAATCAACAGCAGAAAATCCATATTCAACAGCATAGTCTACAGCTTCTTGATAGTTACCATTGATGATGCTATCAACTATTGTATGAAATTGTTTTTCGGTTCTATAGTTTTGCATAATTATGTCTCCTTTATATCAGTTATTAAATTAGATGAAACTTCAATTACTTCTAAATCAACTGTGTCATATTGGTCTACACATTTATCACCATTATATATAAGCACTTGCAAATCTTTGTTCCAGTCATCTTCATGGATTTCTATTGCTGCTTTTATCATTTGAAATTGTTTTGCCATTATTATAATTCCTCTGCTTGATCAATGTTTTTTTCAATGTATTGTGTGAATCTTTCTTTGTCAAAATTGTTGTTTGCTTCTTCGCACATATCCATTAAATCAGAAATGAAAAATTCTTCATCATAATATATTCTTGGATTGTTTATAATTACGTCTGCTAATTGTATAAAATGTTTTCTAGTCATTGTATTAACTCCTCTAAAGGTTCTTTTAAATATAGCGTAAAGCTATTATTTAAGTTTACTATTTTGGAACAGATTGTCAATCTTTTTTTCATATTAATGTATCTAAATTGTTGTTATCTGGTACATTTTAACTTATATATTAATATTGTCTTTACCCAGTTTAGGTTTACCCAATTTGGGTAATATGAAATAAAATGCTAGTAATATTAATATTAATTTGACATAGTTTTATTGTAGATGCTCTTTCGCCGTCGTTGCAGTCAATGTGGGCGACTAGCATGGACTTATATTGACTGCTGTTTTTTCGACGGCGTGAAATATAGGATTTCGGTTGTAATGAAATCAATACGTTATGGTGGGTGGCTTGACAGATAGAACGCAGGTGTTACTCTTTAGTACTGCAACAACCGAAATACACTAAAACGACGGAGCGATCATGGCGACACTACAGAATGTTAATGCGATATTACCGAAGAAACCAACGCCACTCAACAAGAGACAAAAGGCGTTAGTTGATATACTTGTGAGCGAAGGATGTTCTATAGAGGATGCGTCAAAGCGCGCAGGATTCAAGGAAAGTAGTGCATCATCACAAGGCTATCAAACATTAAAGAAGCCTCATGTAGCCGAGTACATGTATCAACAGATCCAAGAATCCTTTGGCATCAACAGTCTCAAGGCTCAAAGTACATTGGCAAAGCTATCTCAAACAGCAAAGAGTGAGTACGTTCAAATGGAAAGTGCCAAAGACATATTAGACAGAGCAGGATTCAAAGCACCCGATAAACACCAGCATCAGATTGTTGGAGACTTCAAAGTACATATCGATCTAGGTTAACCTGCTCTGACTTTTCTACAAAAAACGTAAAGGCGTAGGACCCCCGATAAGGCGAGGGGGGTTCTAAAAAATCACTCTGACCTTACATAAGAGGTAGTATACACGCATTATTTTTTCCCAGAACTCGCACTTGAAATATATTTTTTTTTAGCTATAGTAAAGAAATGATTGGAGCAGAACATTTAAGAAGACAGATGCAAGATCCGTTCTTTAAGTACTTCAAAAGAGTACAAGGGCCAGGCGTAACGTTTTATCAAAGACGATTAGCAATACCGCCAAGTGCAAGGATTCAGGACTACGATAAAGGCGTAACCAGAGAAGCAGCCGATATCTATCAACAAAAGACAGGCAAGGCCTATACAGGAATACTATTGCCAGTAGCACAAGATAGTACGTATAAGTCATCCTCGTTTGGGAAGGCAGATGCAGCAAGGTCTGCAAAGCAAGCCAAAGAGACCAGGCGTACCGCATCACAAAAGACATTGTTTGGCGGTGATGTTAGAACCTTGTTCCCATCGCAGCGTAGAGACTTAACTAGGCGCAGAGCGGCAAGAAAGCAAGCAGAGAAAACCAAAAAGACCTTAGGTACGTAATGAGTACCGCAACCAAACGCAACCCTGCTAAATGGGCCGCAGCGAAAGCCAGAGCCAAAGCTAAGATGGGTGGTAAACACTCAGCCAGAGCCATGCAGTTAGCCGTTAAGTATTACAAGCAGTCTGGTGGTACATACTCAGGTGCAAAAAAATCTAGCAACAAACTATCTAAATGGTCCAAGCAAGACTGGGGTACGAAGTCAGGTAAGAAATCAAGTGAGTCAGGGGAACGCTACCTACCCAAGAAAGCTATTGCCAGACTGTCTGCAAAAGAATATGCTAAGACAACGGCTAAGAAAAGAGCAGATACGGCCAAAGGTAAGCAGTTCAGTAGTCAGCCAAAAGACATCGCAAGTAAAACCAAAAAGTATAGGAGTGCATAATGAAAGGCGTACCGCATTACACTAAGTCTGGTAGTTTGTTTACAGGCCAAACTCACAAAATGAAAGATGGTTCTTTACATTCAGGCAAGACTCATACAAAATCAAGTAAACCATTAATGCACTTTAAGGATTTGTCCAAAGGGATGCAGAAAAAATTATTGGTTAAACATCTCAAAGCGAAAGCTGAAATGAAAAAGGAGAAGAAAGCATGAAGGGTATGAAGAAAAAGAAGGTCAAAACACCTAAACCAAAAAAAATTAAGTACTAATGACAACTCCAGCATGGCAACGTAAAGCTGGTAAGAACCCCAAAGGTGGGTTAAATGCCAAAGGTCGAGCCAGTTACAACAATTCTACAGGCGGTAACTTAAAACCCCCTGCACCCAAACCTAAGACCAGTAAAGACAAAGCTAGGCGTAAGTCTTTCTGCGCTAGGATGAAAGGCATGAAGTCTAAACTAACGTCAGCTAAGACTGCAAGAGATCCGCAGTCAAGAATCAACAAATCATTAAGAGCCTGGAACTGCTAGGAGGTAGTATGCCAAAAGTAAAACCACTCGGTACACCCAAAAAGAAACTTACTAAGATGGAGAAAGCTGAGAAGCGTGCGGCTAACATGATAGCCAACGAAGAAGTCTTACGTAACAAAGAAAAGCAAAGACAGTATGACCAGTATGTAGAGTACAAGATGATCAAAGGTCATAGTGTTGAAGATGCAGAGAAGATGGCTAAAGCTATTATTTATGACCAGCAGGCAGTCTAATGGATATTAAATTTAGAAGCGGTGCAACTGATACTGAAAAAAATATTGCTAGAGTTAATGCTAATGAACTTATGCATCTCTTAAAAAAATTAAATTATTCAGATAGTGCTGTGTCAGCTATTATGGGTAATTTTGGTGTTGAAACAAAATATAGTTATGATTACAAACAAAAACAAGATAATGGCGGACCAGGATATGGTTTGTTTCAAATGGAAAGAGGTAGAGGTAAAAATAAAGGAAAAGGAATGTTAGATGCTTATGAAGGCTGGTTAACAAAAAATAAAAAAGTAGACTCTGCCGAGTCTCAAATATTATATTTTAATGCGCTTGTTGAAGGTAATGATAAATCTAATCCAAAATATCCAGGCGATTCTCACATAGGTTTTGAACGCGCAAGAATATTAAAACAAATGTTACATTCAAAAGAATCTATTACAAAAAAAATACAATCTATACAAGATAATTTAGAAGAAGCTAGTACACCACATATGAAAAATAGAATAGAAACAGCAGAAGTATTTAACGAAGTACAAAAATATCGTAAAATTTCTGGTGATCTAGGAGAAACACAAATAGATTCTAGTATTGGTGGGGAAGCTGGAGATGCAGCACCTCAGTTTGAAAAGCCTACACCAAAAACAAAAACCAAAAGATTTAAACCTGGCACAAAAGGTAGTGAGTTTATATCAGGAATGATTACTAGAGACGAAGTAAATAATAATTTTTTAGAAAAACACATACCAGATATAACAAGTGCAGACATTGTATCTGCTGGTATAGACAGTTCTATACAGCAATCTTTTACAAAAGAACAAATAACTAATTCATTTGCAGACAATGAATACTATGAAAATTTTTTTGAAAAGGAGAATGTATGAATGATGTAGTCAATCCAAATGTATACAGCAAAGAACAATGGAATAAAGTGCGTGTGGTAGTCAAGACCCAACACATGAAACATT